ACGTTTTCAAGCCGAAAAGAATAGGCAGAGCAGTTCTGACAAGATACCCATGAAACTCCAAGAAGAGTTTTGGGATCGACTCGAAATTTTTGACGGCATCGTTCACGATCTTTACGAAGATATGATTCGTGCTGGCGTGGCACGCGAATGCGCAAGAAATATGCTTCCTTTATACACGCCCACAAAAATTCACATTGCTGGCACAATTCGTTCGTTTATCCACTACGTAGGTTTGCGAGGACAAGACGAAACGCAGCTTGAACATAGAGATATTGCTCGCTCTATTGGCACAGTGTTGAGTTGTGAGGTTCCGATAATTATTGCAGCTGTTAAAAACTCAGAAGATAAAAGTCTTAAAGGTTGGGACTTTCTCAGCACTGTTTAACTAAGGCTTGACGTTTTCCCAAGGAGACGGAGGAGCAGGAACTGATGTTGGCATAGCCTGATTATTTTTAGCGGCTTGTTGAAGCTGCAGATACTGCAACGCACGTTTGTGCTGATCTAGGTCTTGTGCCATCGCCTGTGTTTGACTCTCTGCCCACTTTTTTGCGTTAGTGGTTAATTCGTCCAACGCACTTTGCGCGTGAGGGTAGACAAAAACTACACCAGCACCTGTTTTCACAGGTACTTTTTGTCCATCAGCGTTTTCAGCCAACTGAGTCAGAAAATTATGAGCTTGAGATAAAGGAACATTCGCCATGAACGAAAGTTGGACTGGATCAACAATCCCTCGATTACTTTCATATAAAGCACTAAAGCAACCAGTGACTCTGTTTGCCATCTGTGTCTCTTGTAGCTTTTTATATTCTTTATCTTTGCCTAGTGCAGTTCCTCCGAGGAGTCCCCCAGCAAAGACAAAGGCAGCACTCACATATTGAGGAGCTACAAACGCCGTGGTAATCCCAACAGCGGCACTTAGTCCTAGGGAAAGACCGAGGTTAGTTAGAGGCTTTGTCATGCTTTTGAAACGCTGTTTCCCAGTTATTTGTGTGTGGATCTTGCGCAAACTCTACAGGGGTAGGTAGGCGCTCTGAACCGCGTGTTGCTCGATCAGAGTTTACATCGTATGGCTTGAGACGTAGACCTTTTATAGAAGGAATACCGTCATTTAACACGATTTTAACGGAATTAAGTTTCAGGATGTTCACACAAGCTTCCTTAGTGCGCTCAACGAAACGATGTTTTGCTGCAGGCTTATAACCACAAGACTTACAGAAGTTTGCGTAGCTAGGATAAAGAGCACCGTATGCATTCGCAACATACATTCCTTTTTCACCCTCGTCAGCATTTGGTTTACGCGCACCAGCACCAACAGCCGTGATTGTATTAGGTGCATAAAGACAGCAGTCGTTTAGCCAAGCGACAAATTGATTGTTAAAAAGAAGAGCTTCGATATTGTTTTTGTTCAAAGAGGGGACATGTTTCGTGGGATTAGCAAGAACGTCCTTCATCGTTGCGTAATCCATGGTAAGAGCCCAACTAACAATCCCACTCATCTCATTTACAAAAGCGCCTTCAATCCTGTCGTCGTAGACACTAATCAACTCTTTTCGAGAGCTGGGGTCAACTACTTTGTCCATGACGATTGTCAGGCGGCGACGTTCAAGACCGCTACTTGAGTCGTTTGACGTAATGTGCTCATTACTAGCAATACACACAAGACACTCAGGCTTAAAGCTGATTATCTCTTTACCATATTTTCGTTCAGCTCTAAGTGTATCTGATGCTGACGTTAGCTTTTTAAGTACGTCCATGCGCTTGTTGTAGTTCGATTCGTCTGTAAGTAGAAGTAGTTTCTTACCAATCAAGTTGTATGTTTCAAATTTATTGGTCTCGATAACTTCCAAACTTGATGTATGTGTACCGTGATAACCAGCTAACGCAATCATCAACTGCTGCATTGTTGATTTTCCTGTACCGCCAGGGCCAACCAGATGAAGAAATCTCTCACCTCCTGTATAACCAGTCAGTAATGCGCGAGCAAATGCTTGAATTAATTTTTCTTGCCCTATGTCTAAAGCTGATTTAATCCAGCGCATGAACTCTGGACAGTGAGAATTTTCGTTATAGGAGTAAGCAAGCTTGTGACGAAGGTAAAGCTCCTTATTACACCCCGCCTCAAACTCCAGCGTGGACGTATCTAAAATTCCGTTCTGAAAAGGTATACACCCTCTGGATTTAGTCCAGATGCTCCTCCTTCCGCCATCTGCAGATTTAAGCAGCTTGCACTTTAAAATCGAAAATACGCTACTTATTGTCGCAGCATTATACTTACCAAGAACACCAGCAGAAATAAAAGTGTCTAAAGCTTTTACAATTCTTCGTTTGATATGCTGCTCATCTTGGTGATACCAGATATCTAGATCTTCGTCGTAGTGATAAAACTGATCAAGATAACTGTCGTACAAGAACTGATCGCCCTGGTTTGAAACAATTATGTCCGCTACGTCGTTTTCAGAAAACTCTCTTCTGGCATTACCTTGCGCAGCTACTAATTGAGTAGGAGTTTGAGGTGTTGTAGAACTTGTCATGGGTTTTGAAGGTGTTTTTGATTTTTTTGTTTTACTGACTGGATTTAGGTCAAACGAACTCATGTCCATAACAGCGCTAACAGCTTCTTGTCGCTTTGCTTCTGCTACCGATTCTTTGATCTCATCAGTCGCGTGGGTGTCATAGATAGAACGACTTACGCGTCTAATTTTTTTCCAGGTTCCAACCTCTCCTAAGTCTGAAGCAAGAGCTACTGCAGGCTGCAGCTCGTCTGGGTTCTTAATTGAATTAAGAATCCTCCCAAATTTTCCATCAATCTCATGAGGGTAACCATAGATGTTTTCAAATGCAGTATAGCTCACAGAGAGCGGTGTTGCGCACAGAGCAATACTGTTCTTATTACACCAGTTTGCCCACCCGATCAGCTCTTTAAAAACTGCAGCCATGGTCGAACTTCGGTCGCCTACCTCGTTTCCCTGTAACACAGAACTCACTGTGTTTGATACAACTCGTTCGATATCTAGACCATTCTTACGCAGTGTCACTTTATTTAAATACTCTTCTGGATCACCCTCTTGAGTTTGGAGCTGAGTTGGAGCCTCGTTGTATTCCCTAAAAGCATCGTCTATTTTAGTTTTTGGTATGAAATTGTCAGATACCAGAAACACATCAGCCATATTTTTTGCTCCGTAGAACAAATTGGGGATGGTAGTTGCTCTTACATCTGAACCAGGGATGAGTGAATAGATTTTCTTACAGAACCAACTGTAAAAATTTGGATCGTATATAGAGTGTTCAAGACCAAAGACAAGCCTGAAACGAGGCCAAGATTCCGACGTGGAAGGTGAGTAATAACCACAAGTTAAGTATTTTTTGCATATTTCTAAACTTAATGCCTGCTCAACTGTAAGCTCTTGTTTTTGTAGTTTTTCTCCGTTCGGTCCTTTTCCATCAGCTTGATTATCTATATCGACAATAATGAGACCAGCTACGATGACTCCTGTCGATCCCTGAGTTCGTTTGCCTTCCCGGAGATGCCAAGCACATAAACCTGCTTTGGCTCCTACAGAAGATTTTATCTGCTCAGCGTTAGCTTGAACCGATCGCCAATTTTGATTAAAAGCTGAGAAGTTTCCGCCCGCTTCAATCTTCCCTGTTTTTTCGTCGAGGTGAGGGACGACAGCCTCATTAACTGAGCAAATAAAGTGCATGATGTTCTTCTGTGTCCTTTAGTATGCCATGGTTTTTACTGAATCTTATTAAGAAACAATAAAGCGAACGCTCTTACAGCAGCTGCACGAAACTGAGTCTAAGCTCTTCAAGCTGCTTTTCCAGACTCATAATAATCTGCAACCACCTGAAACCAAGCTTCCTGGTCTTTTTCAACTTCGTTTGGACCGAATGTAAATATCTGAGTGTTGTATTCCTTGATAGCTGTTGTAACAATAATCTGAGTTTTTTCAATCTTAATACCTAAACAAGCCTCAGCTGCTGCTTTATATGCCGCTAATTGTAATCTTGTTTTTTTTGTTTTAAAAACTCCACTAATTAAAGCTTTTTTTGTTTTTTCGTCTAAATTGTTTTTTTTGTTTGGAAATCTTGCACTATATGGTCCATTACTTGTTTTAAAATCAGCCAATACTATTTCAGCGTTACTGTTCATATAAATTAAGTCACAGCAACCCGCGTACCCGTACCCAGTGTTTTCGTCGTAGTAATGAATTCTACCTACTCCGTCGTCTCCTACATAGTCAGACCAGCTTGGTTGGTTAAATGGTTTTTCAGACCACAGAACACGACCACCTTCAAGCAAGTCATCTAATAGTTCAGGAACACCGTCCCAGAAAGGAAGATAATTGTCTGGAGGGATGACACGTAACCCACGTAAGTAATTTTCCACGCTGTTGTGGATCCAGTTTCCTCTTTCAGCTGCAGCGTCTGCAACCCCTGGATTCATCAAATTCCAATGAGCTAGCTTCTGTCTCGTAGCTTCAGTCGCCGTGGCACTTAGAACAGACGTAACCGAAGGTAGAGGTTTTGGTACTCCTCCACAAATATAGTGTCTTCTTCCATTAATCGTTACGCGAGTATCAGACACAATAATTGTGTAATTTTAATTAGCTTAGTCTAATTTTTTAATCTTGCTTGTTTGGGATTTCCTCAAGTTCTTCTAAAAAAAACTCAGACTGCTGATATTGATATTGCTTATTACGTTGTTCTAATTCATCCATAAGACACAGAGCGGCACTAAATCCTTCTAACACAACCTCTGCGCACTCATCTGCACTTCTAACTTGACCCCCAGGGTCCACACACTCGGTAAGTAGTTGATTACCAGCAAGCAATCCAGCTAATTTATCTAGTTTTATATTGGTTTGTTCCTGGAGTGTAATTAAGCGCTCAAGCTTGTCGTTGAAGTTCCCTCTCATAGTTTTAGATCCCGCGAGTTCTGCCAGTTTATAGAATAATCTATCGCTGTCCTTACTTTCGCTTCTCCGGCGTCTGTAAACACAAACCACGCAGAAGTTACTGAGTCTTTTGCTTTTATCTCATCTGCACGAAATGCAGGTCGAGGACTAAGAACCTTAATGTTTGTCAACGCAAATTTTTCAAGAAAGTTCTCTCGAGTTTTTGTAGGCTCCAAAAATGTCAGCCTATCGAGAATACAGACTCCTCTTCTTGCTACCTGAACACCACAGTCTGTAACCCACTGCGTGTACTCTTTGTTACCTTGAGTGATAGCAATTACCCAGTCTATCTGGTTTTTGTACTGAGCCCACCAGTCAAGGTCTGTCACATTTTCTTCTGACTCATTTATAGTTACTTCATCTTTACTAAATTCTTGTACTTGTTTTTTAAGCTCTCCTGTAACGTCTAAAGGGAGTAAGACACTACCTTTAAACCATTCGCATTTTCCTATAGGATTAAAAATACCAGAAGGAACTCTGTAAAACTTAGACATGCTTAGAGATGATCTGGTTGAAAAATTAAGGAGCCATTTGTCCTTGGAGGAAGACCTAGGACACCGTGTGTTTATGGACGCACTATATGACCTTAACAAGACTGAAGCTCGCGAGGTGCTTGAGGTTATTCATTTATCGTATCTTATAAGGGGAAGGCTTTTGGAAAAGATCGTCCTTTACTCTATAACGCATGATCTTCCTCTGCCTAGTTTTGGCGACTTAATAGATTACGAAGATTAAACACAAAAAAAGACTCGAAGCCTGAGAACTCCGAGCCTATCTCCCCCAAGATAAAGCTTACGTCACACAGACAAACCCGCGTCCTTTAGGGCTTTAAGTTGTGCGTCTGTCAGTTCCTTCTTTTCACCCGCATCTGCTGTGGGAGGGGCAGAAACTTTTTTACCGGGAACACCGGCATCAGCAGGAAGAGCAGCTAAACCTTGCGGTGTTCCAGCCTCTAACCTTTTGGGGTTTTGATCGATGAACGAGGTTTTGATCTTTTCGTGATCTTCTCCCATAGGAAGCTCGACCAGATTAGAACCGGGGATAACAGCTCGTAGTGCAGACGCCACGAGATCTGCTGAAGCTTCGAGCCAAGCTCCAACGTCTTCGATGAGTTTTTTCTCATCATCGTTCTGAGCCGGACGGTCTTTGAACTCTACGACGTTGTAGTTGATTTTTGCTCCATCAGCTCCTGTCACAGGATCACGCTCATTGAATGATCGCTGTACAAATTTCGTAGAAGTAATTACTTCTCCTACATTGATCCTGTTGTTGTAGAGCGTTTGAAAATACGAGATAAAGTTTTTTTGAGACGATTTGCCGCTGATGATGCTAGTACAAACGCATCGTGGAGGTAGTAAACGATGAGAAGGCGTGACACCAATGTAAGAAATACGAATAAACTCTTCATGCGTCCGCATTCCGAGGTTGCCGAAATACGGTGTGAAACCAAGAAGGATGAACTCAATCGGTATCCCATTGTCGTTCGTGTCGGTGATCGCAGAGTCCGGGTCATTATCGGATTTCCAGCGACGTGCTTGAAGATCGATGCGTAACGTGTGCGGTGGTAGTTGACAGAGAATTTCTTCTGCATTGAATTTGCCAGCGATAAATACCATGAGAAAATTCCGTTAGTTTAGAGAGAAAAATCGAGTGAACCTAGAGCGGCTTTTGAAACGACACCTTTTTCAGGGTCAGCTGCTTTTTTTGGTGCAGGTTTAGACCCTCTAGGAAGGTATAAAACTTTAGAGACCCCGTAGTTGATGTATTTTTTGTCTTCTCTTTCAGATGACGTAAAGCTACCAACAGCAATGGTCGGAGTCCCAGGAGGCAGTTCAGCCATTTCCTTAGAAAGCTTGTTCCAGCCGGATAGTGCGAACCACTGTGTTTCTTTCTTTTCATCCTGCCAAGCAAGAGATCGGTTAGTCACAGTGTTGTCTCCCAGCTCCTTTTCGGTGGCGATAGGACCAAGACCACCTGTAGCGACAAACAGATTTATCGCAAGTAAATCATCCCAGTTACCTTGCGTCGCCACAAGAATCGGCTGCATCTGCAAAACTCCATCTGGATTGGCCTTGGTAGGACCAATCGCAAGGATTGTTTCGTTTTCTGTTAAGCCGTTTAAGAGCTTACCAACGTAGTGGTCGGCTTTCATAGAAAGGACCACCTTGGTTGGAATTTTTTTGTCACTAGGTGGCAAGGAGCTAGTGATGACGTTAGTCACACCATCTTCAGTTGCCGCTGTGTCAGTGACCCTGAGTCCCAGAAGGAATACGTTCACGTTTTAGGGTTCGGTAGATCGTTGAGCGGTTTACGTTTAAAGCCTTAGCAATCTCTTTGACAGGGACGCCTTGGCCAGCAAATACTAGAGCAATATTTCGGTCTGCGTCACCAAGTTTTGAAGCTTTCATAGTTTTGTAGGAGTTGTGGTAAGGATTGACACACATTTTGTTACCACACGAAGGTTTTACGCACCCTTCCTTATGGATCTGTAAGTAATCTAATAACATAGGCCGTACATAGTACCTTTGTTTTAGTGTATAAATTATAGGATTTTGGTTACAGAAAGACCCAACCCACAAATCACACTGTTTATGAGAAAAGTCATTATATGCCAATCTTCTAAACAGTTCCGATAAATATGTCGGCGGACATAGTTCATAACCAAGGTAAAATTTATCTGCTTTCAGTGCTCTTGAGATATCAGCTGCTTGTGCTTGAGCGTGACCTCCGTCATTAGCAGTTATTAATATCTTTAGTTTAGCCTTATCCTTATCTATCACTAAGGTGTACTTTGTCGTCACAAAATAACTATACGCTTTAAAAACATGATGACACAAAAAACGAGGTGTGACTAACGCCGCACCTCATATTTTGTAAGTTTTGCAATTTAACGCATCTGGGATTGGCTCTGCAAA